GCGTGTTCTACGACGTGACGCTCACGCTGACGGCGGCCGCTGACGCCACCGCCACCGTGAAGCTCATCGGTCGCTACACGGCGTAAGGCATAGGGGCGGGTCGGGCAACCGGCTCGCCCCTTCTTTCTGGGAGACAGACATGGCTGACCGTTTCTATGGAATCGACCGTGGCGCTGCCGGTGTCCGCAGCGTGACCGAGAGTGCGTCCACGACCAGCCTCGATGTCGAGGTGCGGGTGGATCTCATCGGTATGAGCAAGCTCGAGGTGCTCTTGCTGATCGACACGCTCAAGGAAGCAATCACCCAGGATACTTGGCCGCCAGCCTAATAGCTGCGGGAGGAGCCCGTGGCTACGAGTGACGTTGCAATTGCGAACCTCGCGCTCACCAAGATTGGTGACCTGCGGATCACTTCGCTTACGGATAACACCAAGCCTGCGCGTGAGCTGAACGCCATCTATGGGATGCTGCGGGACAAGCTTCAGCGCACCTACAACTGGCGGTTCTGCGTGAAGCGGGCGAACATCGCGGCAGATGTCGCGGTGCCGACCTTTGGCTATTCATACCAGTACACCCTGCCGACCGACTGTCTGCGCATCCTGCAGGTCGGCGCGTACTTCCCTGCGCCGGATCTGTCCGACCTGATTGGCGGCGGTGGGCAGGAGTACCAGCTCGAGGGTGGCAAGATACTGACCAACTCATCTGGTCAGATGAACCTGCGGTATCTGTCGCGGGTGACTGACCCGACCCAGTTCGACTCGTCGTTTGACGAGGCGTTTTCGGCTCTGCTGGCGTACAACGTCGCAGAGGCTTTGACACAATCTGACGCTAAAAAGAACGCGGCGCTGCGCGACTATCGCCTGTGTCTGACGGAGGCGGTCCGAGCAAACGCCATTGAAAACCCACCGGAGTCGATTGCCGACACGACTTGGCTGTCCGTGAGGCTCTGATGCCAAACGTCAACCCAGCGATCGTCAACTTCAACGGTGGCGAGGTCGGGTCGCTGATGAGCGGTCGCACCGACTTCGATAAGTACGCCTCCTCGACCTTCCGTATGCGGCGGTTCATCCCGACCGCGCAGGGTCCGGCGAAGCGGTGTCCCGGCACGAAGTATGTCCTGCAGACGCGATACCCTGACAAGCGGGTGTGGCTGCAGCGGTTCGAGTTCGCCTTCGACCAGGCGTATGTCATCGAGTTCGGCGATTACTACTGCAGGCTTTTCACCGACCGTGGGGTGGTGCTCGAGGACCCGCTCGACATCTCGAACATCACGCAGGCGAGTCCGGGTGTGCTGACCTATGTGGGTGCAGACCCGTCGAACGGCGACTGGATGTACATCTCGCAGGTCGCCGGCATGTCACAGGTGAATGGCCGGTATGTGAAGGTGACGAATGTCAATGCCGGAGCCAAGACCTTCGAGCTCTACGACATCGACGGCGGCGTGATCGACACGACCGGGTACACGGCCTACGGTGGCAACGGAGATGTGGCGCGGGTCTACACGATCCCGAGTCCGTATGCGGTGGAGGATTTGCTCACCGCTGAGAACACCTCGGCGCTATCCATTGCCCAGTCTGGCGATGTGCTCTATATCGGGTGCGAGGGGTATGCGCCGCAGACCCTGACGCGCAGCGGGAACACGAGCTGGGCCTTTGCGGACTACGCGCCGACCGATGGCCCATTCCAGCGTGAGCCGAATGCGAAAGAAAGCTTCTCGCTGACCGCGACGACCGGCAGTGTCACGGTGACCTCTGCCCTTGCCATCTTCGACAACGACTCCGTGGGGATGCTCCTGCGGTTGCAGCCGGTGAACATCACGACGACGCAGTGGGAGCCGGCAAAGGCCATCACGGCTGGCGACATCCGCAAGTCCTCGGGCAAGTTCTACGAGGCGATGAACAGTGCCACGACCGGCGCGATCCGGCCCATTCACGAGGAGGGGCAGGACTACGACGGAAATACGGGTGTGCTGTGGAAGTTCCTGCATCCGGGGTATGTCATCCTCAAGATCACCTCGGTCACGAGCACGACGGTGGTGGTGGCTGATGTGGTGGGTCCCGGCGTGGCTCCGAACGAGCTGCTCTCGACGGCCTCGTGCGCATACCGTGTGGGCGCGTGGGGGCTGGGCATGGGTGCGGCATACCCCTACAAGACGGCCTTCTGGCGCGACCGGCTGTGGTGGGGCGGTGGGCAGGATGTGTATGCCTCGGTTGCTGGGGACTACTCCTCCCATGCGGTCGATACGATGGGCGAGATTCTTGCCGACAACGCGCTGAACCTGACTCTGGCGGTCGGCAATGTGGACAAGGTGCGGTGGCTGCGTCCGGGTAACGCGCTCATCGTCGGGACTGCGGGGGCTGAAATCGCTATTCGCGAAAACGTGACGACTGCGCCGCTCGGCCCGGAGAACGTGAAGTTCGACCTGCAGAGTGCCGAGGGGTCGATGGAGCTCGAGCCGACTCTGGTCGAGGATGCGGTCATCTTCGCCCGCGTGGGTGGGCGGCGCATCATGGAGCTGCGGTTCGACCTGCAGGTGGATGCGTTTGTACCTCGGGACATGAACGTGCTCTACCCCGAAATCACGCGCTCCGGCATCGTGGACATGGAATACCAGAAGGAGCCGGATGACATCATCTGGTGCGTCCTGGGGAACGGGCAGCTTATCGGGTTGACCTACGACCGCGAGCAGAACATCTATGGCTGGCACCAGCATCCCATCGCGGGGAACGACGCAAAGGTCGAGGCGGTGCAGATCATCCCGAGCCCGAACGGGGACTTGGACGATGTGTGGTTGGTGGTCTCGCGCACCATCGAGGGCGACTTCCCGTATGAGTTGGCGCTTGAGGCCGGTGGCGGTTTGTTGACCGAGGGTTCTGACCAGTTGACAACCGAAGACGATGTGAACCGGACGCAGCGGTTCATCGAGTACATCGGGCAGTCGATTGAGGAAGGCGAGGACATCCAAGGGGCTGGGTACCTGGACGCCTCGCTTGAGTTCAACTCGGTGGTGCCTGCCGATCTGTTCCTTGCGGACGGGTACCAGACTGCCGGATCTACCGGGGTGGAAGTCACGGTAACCTCAAGCCTTGAGATTGCGAGCGAGGCCGACGAGATTATCGAAGCTGAGAACGGCGACCTCATCACCATCAACGACCCTGTGTTTGTTGCGGGGGATGTTGGGCGCGAGATCGTGCATCGGTACTACGACGAGGAGAACGAGCTCTGGCGCTCGGCGCGTGCGGAGATCACCACGGTCATCGACCAAGAATCGGCGCTTGTGACCATCGTCTCGGTGTTTCCGAACGATGATGTCCCGTTCAACGAGTGGCGGCTGACGGCGACGACCTTGCGCGGCCTGTGGCACCTCGAGGGCGAGACGGTCTCTGCGCTTGCGGACGGCGAGGAGGTTACCGGACTTGTGGTGACGGACGGTGCGGTGACGATGCCGTTCCCAACCTCTCGGGCGACTGTGGGGTATCCGTACACCTCGACGCTTGCGACGCAGCGCATCGAGGCGGGTGCGGCGATCGGCACGGCGCAGGCCAAGATCAAGCGCATCCACAAGTGCGGGTTGCGGCTATATGCGAGCTTGGGCGGCAAGGTGGGACCGGGGCCGAACAACCTCGACCTCATCCAGTACCGGAAGAACAACGACTTTATGGACGAGGAGCCGCCCCTGCTGACGGGCGATACTGATGTGTTCGCCTTTCCGGGCGGGTACGAGACGGACGGGCGCATCTGGGTGGTGGCTGACCAGCCGCTGCCGATGACCGTCATCGCGCTCTACCCTGAGTTGGAGACGCAGGGATGACCTTTGAGGTGCTGCCATTCGTCCCGGCTGACCTTCGGGAGTTGAGCCTGCAGCCGTCGCAGGAGTTCCTGTCGGCGTTCGTGGGGCGACCGGGCTATGGGCAGGAGCTGTCCGAGGCGGGTCCCTGCTACACGGCGCGGGAGGGCGGTCGGATTGTGTGCTGTGCGGGACTCGTGAATCTCTGGGAGGGGCGGGCGTCGGCGTGGGCGCTGCTCTCTGCGGACTCCGGGCGGTGCATGATAAGCATTCACCGTGCGGTTGCCGAGTTCTTCGACGGCTGCGGGATCGAGCGCGTCGAGGCGTATGTGGTGCCGGACTTTATGCCCGGTCACCGATGGGCGAGAATGCTCGGGTTTGAGCGTGAGGGCCGGATGCGAGCCTTCCAGCGAGGTCAGGATATGGACATGTACGCGAGGGTACTCTGATGACAGACCCGGTAACGATAGCGATATTGTCTGCTGCAGCATCGGCGGGGTCGTCTCTGATGTCTACCGCCCAGCAGCGAGCCGTTGGAAAGGCTCAAGCGCAGGCTCTTGAGGTCGATGCCAGTGTCGCTCGGCGGCAGGCTGGGCTTGAGACTGAGGCGCTCGGGCGCGAGACGCGGCGGCAGTTCGGCGAGCTGCGGGCGGCGGGTGCTCAGGCGGGCCTAGCTGACTCGGTGACCTTCGGGGATGTGTACAAGCAAGCGGCGACGGCTGCCGAGCTGGACGCTCTGTCCCTGGCGTATCAGGGTGAGACGCAGGCTCAAGGTCTCTTGACCGAGGCGAAAATCACTCGCGCATCCCGCCCGTCATGGGTGCAGGGCATCTTGCAGGCCACATCTGCCGGTCTCAGCGGGTATTCCGGTGCGGGTGGGACGCTGCCCTCTCGATCCCCGAAGTCGTCGCAGTTGACCGGCGTGACCGTGACGGGTCGGCGAGTTCCGACCACGATGACCACCACAAGCGGTCGATACTCGGGGCCGAGATAATGGCAAAGCTTGAGTTCTACCGTCAGCAGGTTGTCCCGCGCATCGCTACGCCGAGTGCGCGTGGGCTCGCTGCTGTGGGGACTCAGGCGGCTGAGACTGCCGAGGCTGTGGCGCGTGGTGCGCAAGCCTTCGCGCAGATGCAGCAGCTCTCCGAGCGCGTGGGTCAGGCCGAGCGGGCGCAGAAGCTGACGCAGTTGAACGCAGCGGCGATGCAGTCGCTCAACGAGTTCGAGCTCGGGCTTGAGACCGACACCGACTACGACACCTACGAATCTAGGTACGACAAGCATCTCCAGAAAATCCAAGACGACGTGGCGCAGGTCACGGGCGGCGACAACGCGCTGTTCCAGGCGTGGCGGTCAGACTTTGCCAAGCCAGCCACCGACAAGCGGTTTACCGTGCGCCGCGCTGCGGTCAAGGGTCGCATCGGGGTTGCCCGTGCGAGTCTCGACCAGTCGCTCGGCACCTACGCGGGGCTCACCGGATCGGATGACCCGGAGAAGGATGCCGACATCATGGCTCGAGGGACGCTCGCCATCCAAGACGCTTTGGATGCGGGCATCATCTCGCCGCAGGAAGCGGTGGACAAGTCGCAGAGGTTCAGCAGTTCTGCCGTCACCAACCGGGTGAACCGGGACATGTTCAACAACCCGATCGCCACGCGGCAGCGGCTCATCGACAACGCCTACCCCGGCCTCGACGAGCCGACCCGCACCAAGCTTCTGAACCGTGCGACGGACGAGGCGACGCAGGCCATCACCCGCCAGAACGCTGTCGAGGAGCGTGCCGACCGTCAGGCGCGGCGTGCGCGGGACGACATGGAGCGCAACCTCGGGTTCCAAGTGGACCAGCTGATAGCCGCCGGCGACCTCGACGGGCTGCAGGGCTTCCTGTCGAACAACGGGCGGCTGATGAACTCGTCCGACCGGACGCGAGCCCTGAAGGCAGTTCGGCGTCAGGACATCGTGACGGACTTCACGACCTACGCCACGCTCTCCGAGCGGGCGGCTGGCGGCGAGAATGTCGAGCCCGAGGCCCGGCAGGCGGTCATGCAGGGGCTGCTCAACGATAACGACTACCGGGTCATCGTCAACGCCTCCCGCGAGACAGGCTGGCGCAAGCGCGGCTACTCGCACATCGCGGACAATCTCAAGCCGAGCGAGTTCGAGAAGAAGGTCGGCAACACGGCGACCATCCGATCGGCCAACGCCCTGCGCGACTGGAACACTTGGGTGCGTGAGAACCCGAACGCCACCGACGCGCAGGCCGATACCGAGGCCAAGCGCATCGTCGCCGAGTACAGCAACACGGCACAGGTGCAGAGCGTCGCGACCCTGCGCCGCCCGACTTACCTTGTCTCGACCGGCCCGAGTTCGTTCGACCTGCGCCAGACCTTCGTTTTGACGAAGCAGGCCTTCGACAAGAAGCAGATCACGCAGGCCGAGTACGAGCGGCAGGCTGCGCTTATCGAGCAGTGGCAGTTGATCTACAAGCCCCCTGCGCCGCGTCCCGCGAAATAACAGAGGCACAGCATGGCAACCCCTGACCTGCGAAACGATGATGCCCAAGGCGCGAACGCCTTCATGGCCTATCGCGAGAGCGCGAGCAACCAGAGCGCTGCGGCCAGACTCGAGGCGATGTTCGCCGACGAGACTCCTGCTCCCGCGCAGCCCGCTCCTGCGCAGGCCCCGGTTGCTCCCGGTCGCTCGGTGGTGGGCGATGTGGCGCGTGGCGTGGTCGAGTTGCCGCGTGCGCTGTTCACGGGCGTCCGCGATGCGGCTCAGGAAACGCTGAACCTGTTCGGCGACATCGGCGACTGGGTCGAGAACCAAGTCCAGACGGGCGGCTTCGAGGTTTCCCGTCGCGGCATCAAGCCGATCTCCTACGAGGAGCTGCGGACGCTGCGTGCGCAGGGTCGGGACGTGTCCTCACAGGTGACGCTCAAGCGCATCACGGGCGGGGTGGAAGACCCGCAGTCCACGACCGGCAAGGCGGTGAAGGGCATCTCGCAGTTCGTCGCTGGGTTCGTCGGCGCGAGCAAGGCGGTCAAGGCGCTGAAGCCTGCGACCCGTGCGGGCCGCGTGGCGAAGGCTGCGGGAACCGGCGCGGTGGTGGACTTCACCGTGTTCGACCCGCAGGAGGAGCGCCTGTCCAACCTCTTGCAGGAAGTGCCGGTCCTCAAGAACCCGGTCACGGACTTCCTCGCCGCCGACCCCAAGGACAGCAACGCCGAAGGGCGGTTCAAGAACGCCATCGAGGGGCTGGGCGTGGGCGTGGCCGTGGACGGTCTCATGCTCGGGCTCAAGACCCTGCGTCAGGCCCGCATCGCCCGGCTGCGGCAGGAGGAGATTGCCAAGGCCCGCGAGGCGGCGGGGGTCGAAGCCCAGCGCCCAGCGGTGGACGAGACGGCCTTCCGCAACCTCGGGGACGATGCCCCGGACGCGCCCCTCGTCGGGGTGGCCAAGCGGCAGGAGGCTCCCAAGGCCCCGGAGACGCCCGCTGCGGCCCCCGGCGTCCCGGTGGCAGGCGGAGCCCAGCCCGCGCAGTTGAAGGCCGCACGCGCCGCCGCAGCGACCGAGGGCGTCACCCCTGCTCAGGTGGTCGGCGAGGGTGGCACCGGGGTTCCGCGTGGAACCGAGCCGGGGCAGGTGTACATCAACTTCGCCCGCATCAACGCGCCGGAGGACGTGCAGACCGTCATCAAGGACATGGCCGACAAGTTCGCCCCGCAGGTCGAGACGGCCCAGCGCGGGGTGCGCTCGTTCGCCGAGATCGAGCTCGACGCGCAGCAGGTCAACGCCTGGGACGTGCTCATGGCGCGGCGCAAGGGCGACCCGCTGAACGCCGAGCAGTCTGTTGCGGCGCGGCAACTGTGGGCGGCATCGGGGTCGAAGCTCTCCGAGGTGGCGAAGGAGGCGGCGACCAACCCGAGCGAGGCGAACCTGTTCGCCTTCCGCAAGATGCTGGCGACGCACTACGCCATCCAGAACGAGGTCATCGCTGCGCGGACGGAGACGGCCCGGGCGCTTGCCTCGTGGCGCATCCCTGCCGGTGGGTCTGCCGAGCGGTTCCGTGACATCAGTCAGGCCATCGAGGCCAACGGCGGCGCGGCGGTCACGCGAGACATGGCCGACCGTGTGGCGAAACTCGCCAACGCCGGGATGTACCAGGAGCTCGACACCTTCGTCCAGCGCGGCGTCTTGGCGCGGACTGGCGATGCCATGCAGGAAGCGTGGATCATGGGCCTGCTCTCTGGCCCGAAGACGCACATCGTCAACGTGATGTCGAACTCTGCCGTCGTGTTCATGCAGATGTACGAGCGCAAGGTCGCCTCGACCGTCTCGAGCATCCTCGGCAACAGCGGCGGGGTGCAGGCTGGCGAAGCGATGACGCAGTGGTTCGGCCTCACGCAGTCCTTCAAGGACGGCCTGCGGTATGCCGCCAAGGCCGCGAAGACCGGCGAGACCGGCTTCGGCATGAACAAGATCGAACTGCCGCAGACTGCGGCCATCACCTCGGACGCCTTCAACCTGAGCAGCCAGACATGGGCTGGCCGTGCCGTGGACGGACTCGGGAACATCATCCGCATCCCGGGCCGTGCGCTCGCGGCGCAGGACGAGTTCTTCAAGACCATCGGGTACCGGATGGAGCTCAACGCGCAGGCGCTGCGGCAGGCGGCGGGCGAAGTCCACTCCGGGCTCATCCCGGCTGACGGCCTCAAGGCTCGCGTGGCTGAACTCCTCGAGAATCCGCCCGAGAACCTGCGGATGTCGGCGGTCGATCAGGCGCTGTACCAGACGTTCACGAACAGCCCCGGCAAACTCGCGCAGTCGCTGCAGAGCCTCAAGGCGCAGTACCCGGCGCTGACGGTCATCCTTCCCTTCGTGCGCACCCCGGCGAACATCCTCAAGTTCACCTTCGAGCGCACCCCGCTTGCCCCGCTGATGGCGAGCGTCCGTGCCGACCTCTCGGCGGGTGGGGCGCGGCAGGAGCTGGCCCTTGCCCGGCTCTCGACCGGCACGGCGCTGATGATGGTCGCGGCTGACATGGCGATGTCCGGCATCGTGAGCGGCAGCGGCCCGAAGGACACCCGCGAGCGGCAGGCGCTCGAGCGCACCGGATGGCAGCGCAACAGCATCAAGATCGGCGAGCGGTGGTATGCGTACAACCGGCTCGACCCTGCCGGGTCGCTCCTTGGCCTCGCTGCGGAGATGGTCGAGATCCTGAACAACTCCGAGGACGAGGACACCGAGGAGAGCGTCGGCGAGGCGGCGGTGGCTGCGGTCGCGTCCATCTCGGCGACGGTGATGAGCAAGACCTACCTCTCCGGCCTTGCCGACCTGTTCGAGGCCATCTCCGACCCGAAGCGGTACACGGAGAGCTTCGTCCAGCGGCTCGTCGGCTCGACCGTCCCGGCCATCGTCGGCGAGGCGGCGCGTGCGGCCGACCCGTACGGGCGCGAGGTGTTCAACATGCTCGATGCCATCAAGCGGCGCGTCCCCGGCCTCTCGGACGACCTGCCCCTGCGGCGCGACCTGTGGGGCCGTCCGGTCAGTCACCAGTCCGGCCTCGGCTGGGCGTATGACGTGTTCAGCCCCATCTACACCAAGCCCGCCAGGAACGAGCCGATCGACGAGGAGATGCTGCGTCTCGGCAAGGCCGTCTCGATGCCGAGCAAGAAGGCGACCTTCCAAGGCGTAAACATCGACCTGAACGCCTATCCCGGCGCGTACAGCCGGTATGTCGAACTCGCGGGCAATGAGCTGAAACACCCGAACTACGACATGGGCGCGAAGGACCTGCTCAACGCCATGATCAACGGCGAGCACTTCCTGTCGGAGATCTACAACCAAGGCACCGACGGCATCGATGGCACGAAGGCTGAAATCATCGACTCCATTGTGGGCGAATACCGAAAGCTTGCCCGTGAGCAGGTACTGCAGGAGTTCCCTGACATTCAGGGCGAAATTGACTATTTTATGCAGACGCAGCAGGATATGATGTCCGGCGCTGCGAGGTAACCAATGACCGTCTCATCCACAACCAGCAAGGTCAGTTATACCGGCAACGGTTCGACGACCGCCTTTGCGGTGCCGTTCTACTTCCTCGCAGCCGCCGACCTGCAGGTCATCCTGCGCTCCGGCACGACCGAGACCGTCCAGGTGCTGACCACCAACTACACGGTGAGCGGTGCTGGAAACGAGGCTGGCGGGACGGTGACGATGCTTGTGGCCCCTGCTGCTGCGGTGACGGTTACCATCCGGCGCAACATCGCGGCGACGCAGGAGACCGACCTGCTGCCGAACGACCGGCTCCCGGCTGAATCGCTCGAGACCGCGCTTGACAAGGCGACGATGATCGCGCAGCAGCTCGGCGAGGAGTCTTCCAGATCGTTGAAGTTCCCGGCCTCCGATGGCGCATTGACCTCGATGCTGCCGACCTCGCTCGCTCGTGCCAACAAGTATTTGGCCTTCGACGGCTCTGGTAATGCCTATGCCGCCGGTGCGACCACCAGCGGAGCGACGGATGCCGACTCTGTCCAGTATGCGCCGCTCGGGGTCGGTGCTGTCCTGACCAACGTGCAGGACAAGTTGCGCCAGTCGGTGAACGTCGCCGACTTCGGGAACGACCTTGCGGTGGCGGTGTCCTCGATCGGAGCCAACAAGGTGACCCTCGTCGTGTCTGGCACGGCCACTGTCACCAATGACCTTACGATCCCGGAGAACATCGCGCTCGTCGTGGAGCGCCCCGGCATCATCGTCGTGTCGTCGCAGAAGCGGCTGTTCATCAACGGCCCGTTCATGTGCGACCGGCTGCATCGCGCCTTCAACGCATCTCTCATCACCGTCACGACGACATCGGACATCTCCGGCGTGGCGCTGAACATCGGAACCGTATCGGCAAGCCTCGTGCAGGCGGGTCAGACAGTTGAGGGTACCGGCGTTGCGCTCGGCACCGTGATCGCCGCCGACTACGGCGTGACCGGCGTGGGACAGGTCGCGCTGAACATGTTCAACGGGCTGCTGACCTCGCGCACAATCACGCTGACCGGCGCTGCGGTCTTTTTCGGCAAGGGCAGCGTCGAGGCGGTATATCCGCAGTGGTTCGGCGCGGTCGCTGACGGCGCGACGGATTGCACCGCCGCTGTCCGACATGCGGTGTATTCGACCTATTGGGGCGGCAAGATCAAGTTCCCCGCAGGCAAGTACCGCGTCACCGGGCAGACGACGCTGTTCGGCGGGCAGACCATCGAGGGCGATGGCCCCGGCGACACCAACACAGGCTCGCCGACCACGGAGGAGACCCAGTCTCCGTCCTACATCTTCTTGGACGCCAACAACACCAACATCCTCACGATTCCTCCCAAGGCAGACCACGTCACCATCAGGGACATCTGCTTCGGCACGGCTGTCACTACCGGGCAGACCGTGAACGGGACGGGCCGCAAGCTTATCGTCTTCAACGGCCATGCGCCGCAGTTCATCTTCACGCCCGTCATCGAGAATTGCTACTTCTTCAATGCCGAGATGGGCATTTTGGTCAACGACGATTGGGCGCCAAGTGGTGACGGCTACGCGCCGTCGGGCTACTACTGGTCCGGCTTCTCGACCAATGCTACTGACATCGTGCAGGGAACGGCCTACGAGATCAGGACCGTCGGCACGACCAACTGGGCAGCGATCACCGGAACCGTTCTGTCTGGCGTCACCGGCACGGTCGGTTGCCGGTTCCTTCCAAACGCGACCGCTCCGACCGGGAACGGTACCGCATGGGCCATGCCGGTCTATTTCGATTGGGGCGTCAACCCTGGCGCGGTGCGCGACTGCGAATTCCGCACCAACACTTACGGAATATATTTCAACACGACCAATGCGGATGCGTGGAACATTTCCAACTGTGACTTCCTGACCGGCGCCGCTAATTGCGTCGGGGTATACCTGCGGCGCTGCGGTTTTATCAAGCTGACGACCTGCTTCTTCTTTGGTAATGCGTTGTCTGGTACAGCCTTCGTCAAGGCTGTGGCAATCGGTGCTGTTTCGCTCGACACCGTGACGTTGGACTCGTGCCAAGCGGAGGACTGCTCTCACTTCTTCAACTACGATGCGTCGTCCACCAATACGATTTCCACCATCATCAACGTGATCAACTGCAAGCACGAAATGGGCGCCGACGTGTATCTGGGCAAAGCCTGCCAGTACAACTCCTACAACACGGCAATCCTGTCGGACATCTACGTCGATGCGCCTGATGTTCGCGTGAGCAGCATCAACGACTGGTACCAGTTCAAGAACTTCACCAGCGGCCCGACCTGGGGCATCACGGTCACGGGCAGCGGAGATGCCAACTCGATTTACAACTACATCCCCGGGCGGTTCCCGTCGTCAACGGTGTCCGGGCCGAAGATTGCCGGGGCGTTCCTGTATGGCGGGACCGGCTCTGGCAATCCGACCGGATCGGTGACGCCATCCGTCGTCGGGCAGGAGTTCTTGGATACCGTCGCCGGAAAGTGGTACAAGGCGACCGGCCTGACCAATTCCGATTGGGTTGCCCTCAACTAAAGGTAGGACTTCAAAATGGCAGACAAGAAGATTTCCCAACTGTCCGATGCCAGCACCCCGCTGGCCGGGACCGAGACCCTGCCGACCGTGCAGGGCGGCAGCACGGTCAAGGTCACCGCCGCCAATCTCACCGCCGGTCGGGCGGTGTCGATGGCGAGCGCCAATGTCACCGGATCTGTCGCGCCTGCGAATGGCGCGTTCCTGCCTGCCGCCAACGAGGTCGGCATCTCGACGAACGGTGCGGAGAAAGTCCGCGTGACATCTGGCGGGCATCTGTTAGTCGGCGCAACGACCAACCCGGGCGCGCTCAACGTGTCGCTGGTGGTCGATTCCGGCGCGGCGTCGTTGTGCGGCATCGTGTTGCAGAACGATGCGACCGGACGCACCTTCTCCGATGGCGGTCAAATCTTCATGGTCGGTGCGGAACTGCGAATCAGCAACGCTGAGAACAACATCCTGATGTTCCAGACAAACGGCACGGATCGCGGTCGGTTCGAGGCGGCTGGCGACTTCCGCGTCGAGAGCGGCGACATCAAGATGCAGGGCGCTGGCAAGGGTCTGAACTTTGCCGGTAACGGCGGGGTTATCTGGCGAACCGGAGCAGGCACCCCGGAGGGCGCGGTTACCGCCCCGGTCGGGTCGCTGTTCACCCGAACGGACGGCGGCGCAAATACCACGCTCTACGTCAAGGAGTCTGGCACTGGCAACACCGGCTGGGTGGCGAAGTAAGTCAGACGAGGTCCTCGGAGCGTAACTGCGCGATGGTGCGGACCATGCCCTCGAGGTGGGCCAGCCGCACATAGTCGCGCTCGAGCTCGGTGTGGGACCGGCGATCGATGGCATCGTGGCAGGCCGAGCAGGCCCAAGCCCCGAGCAGGTCGTCGGCCTTCATCCCCATGCCGGACACCCCGGCCATGCGGATGTGTGCCAGGACGACCGTCTCGGAGTTGTGGTTGCACACGCCGGGGAGCCGCACGGTGCATCCCCGGCCCCGGGCTTCCTTGCGCAGGTCACGCCGCTTCATACGAGCGCGAGCTGGCCAACGAGCCGGTAGCGGGCATACCGCTTGCCGTTGCGCTCCTCGATGATGGTCTCGATGTCGTGGCCCTCCTCGCGGATGTCTGAGACCCGGGCGGCGAGTCGGAAGCACCCGTACTGGTCGAGTGCTTCGAGGGGGGTGATATCGCGGCCCGATAGTAGGTGGGCGCGGATCTGTTCGGTCTGCGTCATGGTGTGTCTCCATAGGACGGTTCGGGTATCACGATGCCGAGCTCTGCGGCGCGGCGGGATAGGAACTCAAGGTAATCGCTGAAGTCCTGCTTGTTGAGGCGGGACGAGCGGCGCACCGGCTTGTGTACGGTCTTCCCGCCGAGCGTGAGCGTTTCCCAGCCGAAGTGCTCGCCCAGCATGAACTCGTGCAGGTCGTCCTTCTGCCAGCCTGCAAGGGCTTCTCCACCGCCCTCGAGGATGGACGGGTAGACGACGCCCCAGAGGAAGGCGTTCTGCGAGTCTGACCGGCGCGGCTTGAACTCCTCGAGCGTGACCTTCCAGGACTTGCCGGGGTCCAGCCACCGCACCATGACCGAGATCGCCGTAGCGATCTGGTCAGGGGTGGTGCCTCTGGGGAAGATGCGGTTCATCAGACTGCCTGCCGAAGTTTTTTGCCTATCACTACAGGGCTTTTTTCTCCTACGCGAGAACGGCAGTAAGCCAAGAACCCCGGTGCGCTCAGGTTTTCGCGCTGCGTTCCCCACCGAAGGTTCTCAGGCCGGTTGTTGCGTGCGTTCTCGTCCAAGTGCATGCAAACTTGGCCGGGCAGCGAGGGGCCGTTGAACGCTTCGCAAACCAAGCGAGCAACCTTGTACGTCCGACGATGGAGGACGTACAGATACCGACTGCCATCCCATGACCCCAAACTCCCATCGCTTGCGCACACGCGGAATCCTCCTCTCGGCATAGGGATTGTCTTCTTCGCCGCCCTAACCCTGCCGAACGAGGAAACTTCCACATTCGGCAGGGATGGTACGGTTCGCCAATCTTCTTGGTCTGCCGAGCTCAAAACGGCAAATCCTCATCGTCGGCAAACTTCTCGGGGTTCTGCTCGGCCATAGTCTTGGCCCGCTGCTCCTCCTTCGGCTTGACCGCGAGGCTGAAGAACTTCTGGCCGGGGTTCTTGGCGTTCTCCCCGGCAGTCTTGATCCAGCCCGAAAGCCAGAACTCGGTGCCGTTGATGTTCAGGTCCCCGGTGAAGTCGGGATGGGTGTCCTTCTGCTTGCGGTCGTTGCGACGAAGGGTGCCGGTGTTGGTACGGTCGAAGGGCATAGTCATCACTCCTGGTTGATGGAAACGGGGCGACCGACGAGACGGTGTCTCTCGTCGCCGAAAGCCTCGGCTGCGTCGAGCGCGGCCTGTGCGTGGTTGATGTCTAGGTATGGGTTTGGCTTGTGGCCGACGTGCTCCAGAACGTGCGCCGGTACGTCCTCCCACCCCTTCCAGCCCTCGCGCTGGATGAAGTACCCGGTGACGAGGGTCACAGGCGCACCGTCTGCAGGTGCTCGACCCGGTCCCGCAGCTCGGTCAGGAACCGCCCGACCTCGCCCGCGATCTCGGCGATGACACCCTCGTCTCGCGGGACTCGGATGACGAGCAGCCGCAGGTGCTCCGGCAGGCGGTCATCGAAGGCCACGAAGTCGCACCAGTTGCGACCGGTGCAGGCCATCTGCCACTGCATCTGCAGGAGGTACTTGCGGGGGACGGAGCGGTCCTCGATGTACTCGAGCATCGTGGAGGTGTTCGGACACTTGATCTCGATGCAGCCGTCCTCCCCGACCAGCCCGTCCGGGGACGCCCCGGCCTCGAGGAGCGGGTGGCGCACGAAGTCCACCTCATCCACCAGAACGCCCTCTCGGGCCTCGTAGGCGGCTCTGGCGTGGGGCTCCTGCTCGATACCCCATTCCATCGCGGCGCTCTGGAAGCCCTCCGTAGGGGCTCCTGTGAGGCGTTCCGTGACGAGTTGCGCCATGTACCCGCTGCGGGAGGCCGACGCGCCGGTCTTGGTCTTGGCCATGACGTCGGCTATCCGGCTGGCGGTCACGAGCCCGAGCCGCTTGGCGAACCATTCGGGGGTGCGCTGCTCCATCAGGCCAGTTCCTTCTTCCGGGCGGCGAAGATGCCGGAGGACGCCTGACGCTGCGCCTCGGTCAGCCCCTTGAACAGGGCGGTGAGGTCGGCGAGGGTCTGGCACTCGGCCACCTTCTTGGCGAGGTCGGGGTCGGGCTTGGCCTCGGGCTTGCCACGGGCCTGCGCCGCCTCGGCATCGTCGTCGATCTGGGCGAGGCCGACGATGGCGGCGAGGGCATAGCGGCGGGCGTAGGTGATGCCCGAGCCCTGCCCCTGCGGACCGGCGTCCTTGGTCAGGATGGGCAGGTGCCCGCGCATCCACTCGCCCGAGGAGTGCGCGAGGGTGGTGACGAGGATGGCCCCGGTCTCGCCGATCTCGGTCGTCTGGATGACGGCGAGATTGTTGGCGGCGAGCTGCTTGCGGCAGGCGTCCCAGCAGGACGCGAGGTCCGCGTACTTGGACTTAAAGAACGGGTTGGCGCTGTCCTTCAAGGCTCCGGTGATGTCGGCCTGCGCCTTCGAGAGGGCGGCGGCGAGGGCGGCGATGGATTCAGACTGGTTCATGCGTGTGTTCCTGTGTCAGTAGGGATAAAGCGGTGTTGCAGGCTGCGATTCGTTCCTCTTCCTCGCGCTCCTGCATCTCGAGGTCGAGCTGGTGCCACCAGGTATCGTCGTCTTCCATCACACCCACCATCGGCTGTGGTGGTGGGGCTGGTAGACGCGGGCTCTCCAGGCGGGGTTCGGCAGGCGCCGCCGACGCTTCCACGGCGCAGGGCGGGTGAACATCCAAACCACGATGGCACCGAAGAACAGCGCCATGCCGATGGTCACGACCGTGACGTATACGACGTCGAAGGCGCTCATGCGGTCACCTTGCGCTTCAGGTCGTGGATGACGGAGAAGGTTTGCTTCTGCATCTCGTCGAGAGCGTCAGCGTCATCCCCATCATCGTCCACGCCAAGTCGAGCGATATGCACTTTGAAATCTGCGGCCCGAGCAGCCTCCATCGTGCGGGTCTCGACCAATGCTCGCCACTGGTCGCCGAAGTTGTACTCGTCTGCGATCGGCTGATTGTTCTGGATTCTGGCCCAGAAAGCGGCCTGACATGCGAGTGCGAATTTATCCAAGCCGCTCATGACTGCACCTCGCGGGCGAAGCGCAGGGCCATCAGCATCATGCGCTGCTGGTTGCGGGCCATTGTGACGTAGGCCGTCATCTTCGGGTTCTGGCGGGCGAAGCGCATCGCCTGATCGCGACCGGCGCGGCACTGGCCTGCGGTCATGCCCCAGCGGATGGCGGGGGGCAGATGGGACGGGATGGGTCGGTATCGCATGGTCAATTCCCCTGTGTGTGTGTATCGACGGTGCAATCCTAACCCCGTCCCGTTCGCCGTGTCAACACTTGTACGCATCTTTTTTTTAGGCCATGCTTACGGGAGTCAACAACGGAGGTTCCATGTCCATCGAGGAGTTGGTCAAGAAGTACGGCAACCAGAGCGCCGTGGCCCGCCAGTACGGGGTGACCCGTGCGGCGGTGTCGAAGTGGGCGCGTGTGGGGGTGCCTGAGCACGTTCGCTTGCGCGAGCTCGCGGGCGAGGTGGTCGCCGAGCTCAAGAGCGGCGAGCAGTCGCGCAGCATGAAGCGGCTGATTCGCAAGATCGAGGCCGGTCTGCGTCCGAAGCCCGAGGCCGCGTGAGTCGCGCTGCGTACCATCGGGCTTACTACCGGGCTCACCTGGAGAGTCGCCGCGAGACGGCGCGGGTGATGGCTCGGCGTAGACGGTGGGTGCGCGGCGTGGCGGCGGTGATCTGCGAGGCCGTGGAGGAGGCCAGAAACGACAAGGGGCCACCAAGCCTTTATGGTGGCCCCTTGACGGGCCGGGGGAGTGGCCATACGCTGCACTTGACGATGGAGCGTGGCGAGAGGGTAGTAGGGGAAGGTACTACCGTCAAGTCCACGCATCGGGTTTCACCTATGAGTGGACAACATGCACTTCTACCAAAGACATCTCGGTGACTACGCCCGGGACGCGGGTTATTTGACCCTCGCCCAGCACGGCGCATATACGCTCCTGCTCGACTGGTACTACGCCAACGAGCGCGGCATACCCAAGGACCTCGTGTACGGCATCTGCCGCGCCTCGACGCAGGCGGAGAAGCAGGCCGTGCTGCGGGTTCTCAACGAGTTCTTCCGCTGGGATGGCAAGCTGTGGAAACACAAGCGGGTCGAGCGCGAGATAGCGAAAATGCGGGAGAAAAGCGCGAAAGCGGCCGATGCTGCCAAGCGCCGATGGGATGCGGACGCAATGCGAACGCATAGCGAACGCAATGCTATCCAAGAACCAATACTTCCAATAACCAATACACCCCAGCGCGTTAGCGGGCTGCAGCGCGTCAAGGTGCGGTTGGTCAACGGTGGAGGAACCGATGAACGAACTCGATGAAGCATCATGGGAGAGATGGGTCGCCTTCAGGAAGGCCATCCGCAAGCCCATCAAGCCGATCAGCGAACACGCGATGAAGATGAAACTGGCCCGCTTCGGCGCTGACCAAGCGGCGGTCGTGGACCAGTCCATCGCGAACCAGTGGCAAGGGCTGTTCGAAATCAAGAAGGCCGCGCCGCGCCCCGGCGAGAAGGTCGAGAAGACCGACAAGCAGAAAGCCGCCGACATCGCCCGCCACGCCGAACAGGACGAGTGGTCCGCTCGAGTGTGGGGCAAGCAGGAGCCGACACCCATCAACCGGCTGAAACTGTGCGATGCCTACCTCGCCCGCCTCACCATCCGCGAAGCCGACCGGGATGCCTGGGACCGGCTGCGCGATGCGGCTGCAGCTGCGCTGCGTGACGCCGACCCGAAGGAAGTCATCGGCGACCCGCACCTTGCCGGGATGGTCCGGCACCTGTTCGGCGAGCGCGGCCTCGGTCGCCTGCGGGAGCGGTCCCGTGTCTGAGCTCGACATCGCCCTCGGCGTACTGGCTGCGGTCTGGCTTGCGATGCTGGCCGGGGCGGTCATCCGCATCATCTGGATCTGCGTCCAAGAGGCCATGCGAAAATAAGTTGACATCAATTTAAATTGAGTTAACCTGATTCCGTAGACACACACAGGAGACGGACATGGAACTCGACGACTGGGACAAGGCGTGGCTGGCCCAGCAGCACACGCCGGAGGAGTGGCGGCGGGAGTGCGAGTCTGCCCTGCTGCGCTGCGCGGCGTACTCGGCGCGGATCGACCGTCTCGAGGCCGAGCTCGAGCAGTTGCGCGGGCAGCGTGCCGGGTGCAGGTATCCCGCTTGCCTGGACGGCGGCGGGCGGTGCCAGGCGATGTTTAAGGGCGAGTGTTCGGGACCTAATCAGAGGAGGACGACGACATGAGCACGATCAACGACGGCGGCCCGGCGTTTCCTTCAGTTGGCGAAGGATTCGGGAATCCAAGTTATTCGGCCCCCGGCATGACCCTGCGCGACTGGTTCGCTACTCACGCGACCGACGCTGACATTGAGGCGATTCTGAACCCACCTTTCGAGCGCACCACAACGCACATCATTTCGCGGTACGAGGCGCGGTACATCCACGCCGACGCCATGCTTCGGGCGCGGGAGGTGAAGCCGTGAGCATGACCCCCGACGCCTACAAGGTGATGGTAATGGCCGTCGAGACCGGCGTCGCGCTCGGGGTGCGGCGGGCGTTCAAGCACGACGCGAAGCCGAGCGATGAGGCGATCATCGCGGCGGTCGAGCGGGCGGTCATCGACGAGATGTGTGAGTGGTTCAAGTTTGAGGAGGTGAAGCCGTGAGCAAGCACACACCGGGGCCGTGGATTGAGGTGGGCAGGTACATCGAAACGGATGGGCACATCCTCTGCGAAATGTTTTCTGCCAGAACCCGCGATGAGCGAGACGCCAACCAGCGCCTCATCGCCGCCGCGCCGGAACTGTTGGAGGCGTTGAAGTTGGCCCAATCAATCATTGGGCATCCAGAAGATGCACATAGCAAACTGATTTCCGCAGCCATCGACAAGGCAGAGGGGGTGAAGCCGTGAAAACCACCCTGAACGCGATTCGGGCGCATAGCCCTTGCGCCGATGGCTGGTCAAAACTGCTGCGGCATCTCGGCAAAACCCAAGCGGACGATGAGCCGTTGCCGCTGCGAACCATCCTCAACAGCAACGACCTTGACGATGCGATCTGGTGTCTCCGTGCCGTGCCGAATTGCGACCGCGAGGCGCGATTGTTCGCGGTTTGGTGTGCGAGGCAGGTGCAACACGTGATGACCGACCCGCGCAGTATCGCCGCGCTTGACGTTGCAGAGCGTCACGCGAACGGAACGGCGACCGATTCCGAACTCGCTGCGGCGAGGGCTGCGGCGGATGCGGCGAGGGATGCGGCGTGGGCTGCGGCGGATGCGGCGTGGGCTGCGGCGTGGGCTGCGGCGGATGCGGCGAGGGATGCGGCGAGGGCTGCGGCGAGGGCTGCGGCGGATGCGGCGGATGCGGCGGCGGATGCGG